CCCTAGAAACCGCTTAAATCAAGATTAAAAGCTAGGTTTTTAATAAAAAAGTAGATTTTTAGACAAATAGTAGATAAATTCTAATTACCTACACTTAGGGTTAAAAGGACATGGCAAGACCAAAGAAATATCATATTGATACAAAACAATTACAAAAATTAGCGAAGTTTGGCTGTACTAACAAAGAAATGGCAGACTTTTTTGGCTGTTCAGCAGACCTTTTAGAAAAGAGTTATTCGGAATATCTTACAAAAGGTAGAGCAGAACAGAAAATGAGATTAAGACAACTACAATGGAAGTCAGCAGAAAAAGGTAATGTGTCGATGCTTATATTCTTAGGCAAAAACATATTAGGTCAGCAAGATAGATTAGAAGAAAACCAATTAGAAGAACCTTTAACATGGTCAAATGACTAATGCCACTTACAGAACCACAAAAGAAAGTTATAAACAATCCATCTAGATTTAGGGTTTTGATTACAGGCAGAAGGTTTGGTAAAACATATTTAGCAATCAATGAAATAGCCAAGTTTGCTTCACAGCCCAAGAAGAAGGTTTGGTATGTTGCCCCCAGCTATAGACAAGCAAAGGCGATTTGCTGGGGTGTATTGAAAGAAAAAATGATATATCACAAATGGGTTAAGACAATAAACCACAGCGACCTTACAATAACACTTAGAAATAATTCACAGATTACACTTAGGGGAAGCGATAATGAACAATCATTAAGGGGTGTCGGGCTTGACTTTATAGTTTGCGATGAATTTTCAGACATCAATAAAACAGCTTGGTTTGAAGTGCTTAGACCAACATTATCAGATACAAATGGTCATGCTTTATTCTGCGGAAGCCCTAGAGGATTTGGTAACTGGTCATATGAATTATTTAAAATGGGGGAAATAAACAATGAATGGTCATCGTTTAAATATACCACACTAGAAGGCGGACAAGTTCCACAAGAAGAAATAGAACAAGCAAAACAAGATTTAGATTTAAGAACATTTCAGCAAGAATATGAAGCAACATTTGTTAATTATTCGGGAATGATTTATTACAACTTTAATCGAGATAAAAACATTTTAGAAAAATATACTAGCGACAGCCCTATTTATCACATCGGTTTAGACTTTAATATTGACCCTATGTGCGGTGTTGTTTGTATTGTTCAGCATGATAAAATAATTGTAATAGATGAAATACAGATATACAGTAGTAATACGAATGAAATGTGTGAAGAAATTAGAAACAGATACAAAAACAAACAGATAGCTGTTTACCCCGACCCTAGTGCAAGACAAAGAAAGACTTCTGCGGGTGGTGTTACAGATTTGGCTATACTTAAAAATGCTGGGTTTAGTGTAAGGACAAGAAACACAGCCCCTTTAGTCAGAAACCGAATAAATGCAGTAAATTCTAAATTAAAAAATGTTAATGGAAAAAATTCTTTGTTTGTTGTAAAATCATGTAAAAATGTTATTAAAAGTTTGGAAAGACAAATTTATAAGGAAGGCACAACACAGCCCGATAAAGACAGCGGTTTCGACCACATGAACGATGCCTTGGGTTACTTAGTGGAATATTTATTTCCATTGCGAAGAAACTTTGTGCCTAGCCAACCGCAAAGGTGGAGTTAATGAACAGAAAACAATTACAGCAAAAACATGAATTATGGGAAGCCAATATAGCAAATTGGGAATTTTACATAAGAAGTTATTTAGGCGGTAATGATTACAAAAATGGATATTATTTAAACAGATATATTTTAGAAAGCCCCGAAGAATATGATGCTAGGGTAAAACATACACCTGTTGATAATCATTGTAAAAATGTTGTTCAGATATACACCAGCTTTCTTTGGAGAGTACCGCCAACACGAGATTATGGCGATTTAGATGGTGATGAATCATTGTTATCTTTTTTAAATGATGCAGATTTAGACGGAAGAAATTTTAATACTGTTATGCGGGAAGTTCAAATGAACGCTAGTATTTATGGTAATTGCTGGGTTATTGTCGATAAGCCACAAACTGTAACAAAGACTAGAGCAGAAGAATTAGCACAGGATATTCGACCATATATATCTATTCTTACCCCCGAAAATGTTGTCGATTGGAATTATGCAAGGGCTTCAAGCGGTAGGTTTTATTTAGATTATTTGGTTGTTATTGAAGATATAAATGCAGAACGGGCAATCGTAAAAGTATTTACAGAAGAATTAATAAGTACATACGAAGTTGAAGAATACGAAAAAGATTATGAAGAAGGTAGTGCAAAACTACTTGAAGAAATTGCAAACCCGATAGGCAGAATTCCAGCAGTAAATGTCTACAACCTCAGAGGACATAAAAGACCTATCGGGATAAGTGATTTAGCAGATGTCGCTTATTTACAGCAATCTATTTATAATGATTATTCCGAGAAAGAGCAGTTAATCAGATTATCAAATCACCCAAGTTTAGTTAAAACACCAAATGTCGAAGCAAGTGCGGGTGCTGGTTCTATTATCGAAATACCCGAAGATTTAGAAGCTAGTTTAAAGCCTTATATTATCCAGCCTAGCGGTCAAAACCTAGACGGGATTATGAAATGTATACAAATGAAAGTTGATGCCATAGACCGCATTACACACATGGGAAGCGTAAGGGCTACAGGACAACAGATTGCAAGTGGTATAGCTTTACAAACAGAATTCCAGCTTTTAAATGCAAGATTATCAGAAAAAGCAGATTATTTAGAAAATGCTGAAATGCAGATATGGTCATTGTTTGCCACATGGCAAGATAAACAATGGAATGGTCAAGTTAATTACCCCGATACATTTGACATTCGTGATTGGGCTAATGATTTACAATATTTACAAATGGCTAAAGCTAGTGGGATTAAATCAGAAACATTTAATAAAGAACTTGATAAACAAATTGCAGAAGCGGTTATTGATGATAGTGAAACAATCAGAACTATTAACGATGAAATTGATGCAACAAGAGCAGTAAGAGGGCAGTTTCAAACAACAGAAGTGGAAGGTCAAACAGTTGGCGAAGAAGAAGCGGAAAGTTAGACGAGTACCCAAAGATAAAGAAACAAAGATACCTAAGAAATATCTTTCGGGTTTAAAGGGTGCAAAACGAAGGGCTAGGGCTAGTTTAATTAAACAGGTAAGTGCTTTATATCGTGCTGGTTTAAGAATACCTAGAGCCTTATTAAAGCGAAGGAACACAACATAATGGCAGTAAAAAGAAAACCTTTATCAGCAAAAGTAGTAAAAAATCTAAAAGAAAAAGCAAAAAAATCTAAGTTATTTAATTTAACCGATTTAAGAAAAAGTTATATAAAAGGGCAAGGTGCTTTTCTAAGTGCTGGAAGTAGACCAAGAATGAGTATGCAACAATGGGCTATGGCAAGGGTAAACAAACTATTAAAACTGGGTAGACGGGCAACATTTGATAAAGAAATAGTTCGGTCAGCAGTTAAAAGGAAAAAGAAATAAGTTTGGTTAAACTTTGTATTAGGTGCAAGGTTGCTTTGAAGGAAGTGATTAAAAAGGTTTGGAAATGTCCAATCTGTAAAACAATTATTAACGATAGGTTAAAAAATGGCGAAGTATCGGGGCAAGGAAGTCAAACTAAATAAACCTTTTAGATTATCAGCAGAAGAATCTAAAAATAAAAAGTTTGGTGTTTATGTCAGAAATAAGGCAACAGGCAAGATTAAGAAAGTTACTTATGGTGCAAGGGGTATGTCGATTAAAAAAAATATACCAGCAAGGCAGAAATCTTTTTTGGCTAGAATGGGCGGTGTTTTAAAAAAGGTAAAGGGGCAGAAGTCTTTATCCCCCGCATTTTGGTCTATTAGGGCATGGAAAAAAAGTTCCACATTATAATTCATGTCAAAAATTTTAGAAAAACTAGCCGACCAGCATGAAGAAAGAATAATAAATGTTTTATACAAACTTGAAGAAGATGTTGTCAAAGAAGTTACAAGAGCAACAAAAGGGCAACTGGTTTCACAAAGACTAGCTATTCAATTACGACCAGCTATAAAAAAACTAATTGATGAAAGTTTTTTAGATGAAGCAGACACAATTATAAATCAAGAATATAACAAAATAGCCAAAGAAGTTTTAGATAGATTTGGTGAAATGCCAATTCCAAGTAAATTCAAAAGTCTTACAGAAGTTGACCTTAGAACCATAAATGCCCTTAAATATCAATCATTTAGCGGATTTGAGGACATTGCAGAAAGATTTCTCAAGGTTATTAATGATGAAGTTTATCAAAGTACAATAGCTGGTAGACCTTTTGAAGATATGGTGAGCAATATTAGGTCACATATAAATGGGGTTTATAAATCGTCAAATAGTGCAGAAATAAATGAACTGGTAGATTTTATAAATGAAAATAAATTTGATAATGCAAAGAAAGCACAGGTAGAAGAAGCGGTCAGAAAATTACACACACAATATGCAAGTGATAGGGCTGGAAACAATTTAAGAAGATATGCAAGTCAGATAGCCCATGATTCTGTAATGCAGTTTCACGGACAATTCACAGTTGCAAAAGCAAAAGAAGCTGGGCTTACTCATTATACCTATACAGGAACTTTAGTTCGAGATAGTAGAGAATTTTGTCGGGGTATGCTTAACAGGACACTTACAGAAGAACAAATTCGAGAAATGTGGAACACAAGGGCTTGGCAAGGTAAATCAACTGGTGACCCTTTTATTGTAAGGGGTGGATATAGATGCAGACATACTTGGCTACCAACAGACCCAGCGTGGGGCGAAGAAACTGTTGATGATTTACCTACAGAAGAAGA